ATTTTTTGGTTAACCTTTTTTTAAAAGGTATTTTTTGGTTAACCTTTTTTTAAAAGGTATTTTTTGGTTAACCTTTTTTTAAAAGGTATTTTTTGGTTAACCTTTTTTTAAAAGGTTAGTTAGTTCTTCGATTGTATAATTTTCAAAATTCTTAATCATATTTTGTAATTTATCGAGAAATTCTTGATCACAATTCTCTCCATTAAGTCTTTTGTACATTTCATATTTATGATTTAATTCTATTTTTGCTAAAATTTTATTTGCAAGTTCCGAGTCTTTTATTTTATCATAATCATCATCGTATACGTAATCTTCTAAATTGTATAAATTACTTTTTATATATTGATCTATAACTATAGATTTTTCATTTGTCACATTTTCACTTTGTTTATTTCTAGATGTAACTATTAATATTCCATCAGAATTTATATCAAATGTAACAGAAATATATGTTGAATTTCTCTTACCGTCATATACAGGTATAGAAAAAGTTCCTAAAAATAGATTATCCTTTACAAATTTCCGTTCTCCTTGGTATACATTTATATCAATTGACTGTTCACAATCGGCATTACTGAAAATTTCCGTTTTGCTAATCGGTATTAAACTATTTCGTGATATAATTGGAGTCATTATACCACCATCTGTTTCTACACCCAATGATATTGGTACAATATCTAATACTGTAACGTCAAAATCATTATTGTCTTCTTCTTTAGTTAATAAATATGCTTGTAAAGCAGCTCCCATACTGACAACGTGATCTTGATCAAGGGTATTTTCTATACAAATATCATTACCAAAAATATCTTTACATAATTGCGAAAAGTATGGTATGCGTGTAGTACCACCTACTAAAACTACACGATCTACACCACGATCTATATGTTTTATATCAAGTATACAATTACGTATTTTTTTAAAAAAATTATTATTCATATTTATAAATTGAGATCGAGATATACAAACCTTATGTTGCCCTTCTTTTATATCTTGTCCATCTTCTATATATATAGTGGCATTTTGTTGATAACTTAAAAGACACTTGGCTTTTTCACATTGTTTACGTATTTTTTGGTAAATACCATCGATGTGGGCATATTTAGATATAACATAGTTATATATAGTATCTGTAATATCCTCTCCGCCTAAAAAATTATCACCTGTTGTATATTTTACTTCAAAAAAAGTATCACTATGATCACATTCCATTACTGTAAAATCAGTTGTACCACCACCACAATCTATTACTAATATATTTTCAATTTGATTAGCTGTAGTGCTCTCATTATTATTTATTACATATGGTAATATTGCAGCAGTTGGTTCATTAATAATTCTAATAACATTAATATTGCAAAGTTCAAAAATAGATTTTAACATAGATCGTTGAATATTTGTGAATAAAACTGGAACTGTTATAACTGCACGTAAGTTGTAAGTTTCTTGTATATTTAAGAATTCTCGAGTTATTTTTAACAAATGTGTTATGTATAATTTAATAATGTATTCTATAGAAAATTGATGTAATCGATTATTATATTTTACAACAATTTCGCAAAAACCACTTTCCTTACCCGAAACTATATGTAAATTTTTAAAGAAATAACATAAAGTTTGGTCTTTTTGAAAATCATTATACTTAACTCCTAATAATCGTTTTAAATTACGTATATTATCTTTACATTTATATGCAGTATCTCCATATAATATTTCATCTGAAATGGGATTGAAATATATACACGATTTAGTTATATAATTACCATTTTCATTTGGTATTAAATTGTAATTTTTATTTTGATAATAACAAACGCAACTATTGGTTGTACCAAAATCGATACCCAAAACAAAATTTTTTATTGCATCTATCATTTTTAAAATTTTTTTGTTAACTTTTAAAAAGGTTAGTTTAAAAATTCTATTTTAAACCGAATAATATTTTATTTAAAAAAATGAATAATTAACAAGCAAATTAAGGAATAAATATGCCTATTAATATTATTGCATGTGTAGCAAATTATAAAAACAAATTAGCAATTGGTAAAAATAACGGTTTGCTTTTCAAGTTACGAAAAGATCTTTCATTTTTTAAAACAGTTACTATGACAAATTATTCTAATCAAACGGAAGGTAGCTTACCGAGTGAAAATGTAGTTTTAATGGGTAGAAAAACTTGGTTTTCTATTTCAAGGGAAAAACGTCCTTTAAAAAATAGATTAAATCTAATTTTGACCAATGATCCTGATCTGTTGCGTATATCTCCTTTACCTAAATCACATTTTAATAATTTAAATAAAAGTGTTTATTTCGTAACATTTAATCAATTTATACGATTTTACAATATTAAAAATCCAAATGTATATGTGATTGGTGGTTCGGAAATTTACGATTTATTTTTAAAAAAAGAGAATAGTAATTTGAAAGTTGATCGTGTGTATTTGACTGAAGTATATGATTATAAACCTGAACCAAATTTAGAGCCTGATTGTTTTATGACACCTTTGGACCAATCTTATAAATTAATTAGCGTATCGGAAAAACAATATGATAACAGTTATAATTTGCACTATCGTTTTTTAATGTATAAAAAAACAATATGTACAAATACAAATTCTTCTGAAAAACAGTATTTAAACTTGGCAAAAACAATTTTAGAAAATGGTAAATCTAGACCAGACCGTACTGGAGTTGGTACAATTAGTAGTTTTGGGCACAAGATGGAATTTGATATATCAGAAACTGTGCCATTATTAACTACTAAAAGAGTTCCGTGGAAAAGTTGTATAGAAGAATTACTTTGGTTTATGCGTGGAGATACTGACACAAAAATTTTACAACGTCGTGGTGTAAAAATCTGGGATGGAAATACATCTAGGGAATTTTTAGATTCGCGGGGATTACCCCATTATGAAGTTGGTATTTTAGGAAAGGGATATGGATGGCAATGGCGATTTTTTGGAGCAAATTATAGTCAAGCATTTGCAGATACATCGTGTATTGATCGTAATAAAATAGGAGGTTTTGATCAATTATCTTATATAGAATATTTACTTAAATCAGATCCGTTTAGTAGAAGAATTCTAATGTCATATTGGAACCCACCAGATTTTGATAAAACTGCACTGAATCCTTGTCATTTCTCATGCCAATTTTATGTTAGGGAAGAAAACAATGAAAAATTTTTGAGTTGCTTATTTAATATGAGGTCAAATGATTTATTTTTAGGAAATCCTTTTAATATTTTTAGTTATGCTGTTTTAACTTATATTTTAGCAATTCGTTGTGATATGAAACCAGATAAATTAATTTATATGGGAGGTGATGTACATATTTATCAAAATCATATTAATCAAATTAAGGAACAATTAGAAAGAACTCCTAGATCTGAACCTAGATTGATTGTAAATGATGATATAAAATATAAACCGTTTCACGAAATGACAATTTCAGATTTTGATATAGTCGGATATTTTCCACACCCATCTATTAAAGCTCCTATGGCTGTTTAGTTAAAGTAACATCAAAAGAACTTTACTTTAAAAATGCCTATTTTGTTTATTATGTGTATTTTTTTTATTTTGGTATAATATAAAATATAACAAAATGAATTGTACAACAGGTACTACAGCAATAGCGGATAAAACTATACGTAAACGTAGGGTTCAAAAGTCTAATGGAACATCTGGGTGTTCTTATGTAACACATGTAAATTTGTATTTGCATCCAAATTCGCATATATCGTCTGGTGTTCCAATAGAATCAGAGGTGCCAAAAATTAAAACAAAGTGTAATAATCCTGATTGTTTTTATTACGATTGTGATTTATTGGGTCACGATTTTTATTATTGTTGTAACCCAACATGTTCATGTTTTCACCCAAATTGGTATACTTATTTATAACACAGCCACATAGCACAGCACAGCCACACAGCACAGCCACACAGCACAGCCACACACAGCCACACAAAATAAAAATAAAAAATTGAAAAATATTTTGATTTTATAGTAAATTACATTAAGATGACTAATCAATTTTTTAATTTGGGTGAAAATAATCAATCAGTTCTCATAAATTTTTTGCAGGATGCACTTGCAAAAAATAATGAATTCGAAATTAGATTTGGTAAATTTTACCAAAATAAGCAAACAAATAAGACGGCGTTTGAATCAAATGTAGATATTCCTTTTTTCTATGCTTTAAAAAAGGTATTTGATGCAAGTTTTGAGCAAACTATAAAAAAGACAAAAGAAACAGTTTATACAAATAATAAGGGTAATATTAAAATTATTCACAACTTTTCAGATAATTCTGAAACTATATTGTTAAAAAATACTATAAAAAAATATGATATATATGATTATGATTTTCGTTATTCTATAGCTTATGAAAAAAAACTACAAAACGCAAATGTGAATTTAGACAATTATGAAACAATAAGATATAAACACAGAATTAGTTATTGTTTACCATTTGGTCATCTTGATTTAACAATAGTAAATCAAGAAATGCCAAATAAAACTTGCATTCAAAAACACGAAGTAGAATTGGAAATTACAAAAAATGATATAAATGGTATAATTGATTACCTAACCTTAATTTCACAAATTCGTCAAAATAATTTCTACATAACACCAAACATGGAACGTCGTTCAATTATCAATGAATACAAGTCGTGTACAAATACACTATATTTTATAGGTGCACAACCAGAATCTCTTTGTAAAGATAAAATTTCAAATTTATATAAATATGAATATTCTGTAACAGACAAAGCAGATGGTGATAGAGCATTCTTATTAGTAAATCAAGTAGGAGATGTTTATTTTATAGATAATAATCTTAACAAAATTTTTAAAACAGATATTAAATGTGATCAAAACCAAAATAAAGGAATATCTATTTTAGATGGAGAGTTAGTCAGAGTTGATAACTGTATGTATTTTTTAGCTTTTGATGTATTATATATTAATAATACAGATTTACGTGGAAATAACGAGTATTTGTTAAAAAGACGTTTAGAAGTATTACAAGCTTTATTAAAATCATTTAGCAAATCAAAATATTATAGTATAAATTGCAAGGATTATTATTTTGGAAATGTATTTAGTGCATCTAAAAAAATTCTTGATTCAGTAAATGAAAAAACTTATAAAAATGACGGGTTAATATTTACACCTGTAAATGAACCTTATCCGAAAACGAAAAAATGGTCTAGTTTATTAAAATGGAAACCTGCAGAATTAAATACAATTGACTTTTTTGCAGTAAAAATCGGTTCAGATAATAATATTGGTAAATGGCAACTTTATGTTCAAGGTGATATTCCATTTACATCTACTGAAGAGGTTAATAGACGACAAACAACTAAAACTGTTTTATTTGATATTGAAAAATTATGTGGTACTAATCAACAAAATGTAGTTACTTATCAAACTACATTTCCAGATTCGTTAATAGATACAACTACAAATGCTTATTATATAAGCAACACAGTTATAGAGTTTGTGTGGAATTCGGATGATAAAAAATTTGTTCCATTAAGAACAAGATGGGATAAAACTAATAATCCTAAAAAACATGGAAATTATTCAAAAGTTGCTTGTAATATTTGGAACAATATTCACAATCCAATCGACAAAGAATTTTTATGTCAATTTTACAGTTCAAAACAAAATGATAAATCTGATGTATATTTTGAAAAAATGAGACGTTTTCATAATAAAATTAAAGAACAACTTTATAACAAATATTGTAAAAATACAAATTGGTTATTAGAATTATGTTCTGGAAAAGGAGGTGATATGCACAAATGGACTTTTAATAACATTAAAAATGTACATGGTTATGATATATCAGAACGTAATATTACAGAATGCAAACGTAGATTTAACGGTTTATCAAAACAAGATAAATCTTTATTAAATTACAACTTTTACAATTTAGATTTAACAAAAAATAATAGTTACGATGTTATTTATAAAAATAATCCATCTAACTTTGATGTTATTTGTTGCCAATTTGGATTCCATTATTTCTTTGGATGTCGTGATCATTATGATAATATTATGAAAATTTTAGATACATCATTAAAAACTGATGGTTATTTTATTATTACATTTTTAGATAATAGTCGTATTAATGCTTTATTTGAAGAATCTAAACGTACGTGTAGTTATGAACTAAATGGTGAAGTAGTATATTTTTTAGAAAGGGATTATATAGATAATACTAAAATTTACGGAAATAGTCTAAAAATTACATTAAACGGAAACAATATTTTAGGAGAAGGCTCAAATGAATGGATTATAAACTACAACTCTTTATTACAATCAATGGAAGTGGCTGGATTTGAATGTGTAGAAACACAATTATTTAAAGATGTTTATGATAACTCATTTGATTTAAGTGAATGTGAAACAAATATATCATTTCTAAATAGATATTGTGTTTTTAAAAAACGCAAGGTTGATATTATCAAATTACCAGAACAAAATATTATAAAAACTAAACATTCAAAATTTGATTTTACTACAATTGATTTGCATCAAAATAACTTTAGTATTTATAAAATCGGATGCTTATATGATATCATCGATTGCCTTAATTGTATAGAATACAAATATTACAAAAATAAAATTATAAACAAAAATCTCGATAGTTTAGAAACATCATTTGATGATATTACAAATATGTTTAATACAGAAAATATACAATACAAACCAATTTTTATAGATGATCCTTTGGATATAACAGAATATCAAAAAGGAATTCCAAATATTTATTTTACATATCATAAACACATTGTAGAAAAAAAAACTGATGAAACAGAAGAATGTTTAGAATATAATAATTGGTATATTATAATGTATCACGATAAAATCATATTTGAATTACCAAATAATTCCAATCAAGAAATTGGCCAAGAAGTTGTAGAAGAAATTGGTCAAGAAGTTGTAGAAGAAATTGTAGAAGAAGTTAATCAAGAAGTTGTAGAAGAATATACAGTATTAAAAAATAATGGTAAGATTACTATTAAAGTGTTAAAAGATTTATTAAAAAAATTAAATATTAAATCTTCAGGAAAAAAAGAAGAATTACAAACGAGACTTGAAAATGCACTATTGACGCAAATTAAAACGTAATTGATATTAGCGTCGATAAAAAATGAAGAGTAGAAGCAGTATTACCATTAATATAATATAAACTAAATAATAAATATAAGATAATTCAGATGAAGTTATGGTTTGAGTAGTATTTTGTGGTGTTTTTATTTTATTACTTCCAGCGATATCTTCATTAGTAGCAATATTATCGGTATTACAAAAATTTTTTACAACACGTTTATTTGCCAGGTCTATTCCTGCAAAATCATAAAATTCTTGAATAGTTCTAGCTTTACCTAACCCATATTTATCTAAATTTACGTATTTATCAGTTTGGAAGGTATCCTTATCTAATCCTAAATAATATTTTACTTTATTAAAAGCTGTCATATCAGAATAATATGGATTATCTGTCCATATTTTAGGTTTACCTGATCTAGTATATTCATGGAATATTATATTTTCAGATGGACTAAAGATATCCCATCCATTTGTAAAAAAACGAATACTATGTAAAATTTCTTCACCTACAAACAAGTATGGAAGATCAGGATCGAATGGTAATTCGTTAAGAAAATAAGATTCACAAAAAAACATACCTCCAGCTAGATGTGGTGTTTTATATACTTGATTACTTGTAGGTATTTCACGCGAAGCTAAAAAGGATATCATACCTCTTTCGTTAAAAAATGATTTACACATTCTTGGAACATTATATTTTTGATCTTCTGTATATTTCTCATAATTTTTATATTCTTTTGGATAATAACTAATAACAGGTTTGAGTGCTATTTTATTTTTTTTAATAGATTGAATCATATTAATGCAAATACTATCCCATCCCTTTACAAATTTTGTATGACTATCAATTTGTAAAAAATATTGTTCTCCATTCCAAAGTGTACTACATAAATATCTAGCATAAGTAGGGCCTTTTGCTTCATAATGTGGTATTCTTATGATTCGAACATTATTTTCCAATGGTGTGTTTATGATAGCCGAAAGGCAATCTTTATCTTCTATAGAATTATTTTGTTGACAAATACCAACAAAAATTCTATTTGGATGTTCAGCCATTTCGAATAATGAATCTAGGGTATCGGTACATACATCGTCTCTATAACTAGCAATGGACACAAATATAGTATTTTCTTTTAATAAAACCATTATTTACTATATTTTTATCTTACTAATATCCAATAAAATTAAAAAATGAAAAATATTTACAAATCATTATATAATTATATGTTATTCGAATTTGATAGTAAGGATCGTATCAATCCTTTACAAAATGTACAATTGAATGTTACTTTAGAAGGTTGCGATGATCCTCAAGTAGCAAAACAATGTTATGGTTATAATGATAAATTAAATATCTGTAGAAATAAAATTGACAATATTGACGGAGATAGTTGGAAAAAAGTAAGGTGGTATATTAATGTATACGATTTCCAAGTTAAAGATCCTATTATTAATAGAGCTTTTTATAAATATTGGGAAATTATAAACGAATTTGAAATTTTTGAAGATTATGATGAGAATCAATTCATTTTACATTGTGCAGAGGCACCTGGTGGATTTATACAAGGTACTAACATATATTTACAAATTGACAGACTTCCAATTGCACAAGTTAAAAAACGCGAACCAGAAGTTGATGAGCATGGGTTTACAACAGTAGTAAAAAGAAGTCGGAATAAACCAGATTATAAAATTTGGACAATTTCATTAAATAAAGATTTGCCGCAATATCGTAATTATAATCTGCCTAGTTACAATAAAAATATTATAAACAAATATCTATGTATTAGTTATGGAAAGGATAATACTGGTGACATTAATAATTTAGAAAATATTAATCAAATTAAAAATGCAGCTGAAAAACCATTTTATTTAGTTACTGCAGATGGGGGTTTCGACGAAGGAACTGATTTTAATCATAAAGAACAATTACATTATAATTTGATCCTAAGTGAAATTTTTGCTGCTATTAGTGTTCAAAAGAAAAATGGTCATTTCATTTTAAAAGTATTTGATATTTTAACAGAAACAAGTATTAATTTAATTTACTTATTATTTCTATGTTATAAGAAAGTCTATATTTATAAACCAAAAACTAGTAGACCTACAAATTCAGAAAAATATATAATCTGCAAATATTTTGATTTATCAGACGATAATCGTAATATTATTTTAAATGAATTATCACAATTAACGAATAAGATAGCTAAAGTAAAAACAAAATTTATTTCATTTAGTTTATTTGAGGAACTTCCTAATTCATTTTGTGAAAATATTAAATATATCAATACAATGTTATTAAATAACCAATGTAATCATTTAGAAAATGCTATAAAACTTTGTACAAATAAAGATTTTTTAGATAATTATGATGCTAAATTACAAGAATCAATTGAAACAAGAAGACAGATTTTTCACCGCTGGGAAAAATTGTACAATTTAAATTCGTATGTATAATTTAAATTTGAATTCTGATGTACATTTTGAATTTAAACTTGATAAAAATATTAAGTTTAAATTTTTAATGTAATTTATTTTTTAGTTTCAACTGGATTTTGAGTAGGATCATAAAATACAGGTCGTTTTGCACGAAGATCTTCATATCCTACACAATAATCTTGATCTTCTTTACATGTTTTTGGATTAAGATATAACCATTTTGCAAATTCATCCTGTGCATTTGGAATAGTAGTAGATGGCATAGTATAAAATTGTCTTTGCGAATTCATTTTTCCAAATATATCATTTACGTCTCTAAATAAATTATTGTTAAAATTATCATCAATTTCCTTTTTAACTTCAGGATCAGTTATATCACATGCCGGTGGTCTATCAACTATTTTATTTTCATCGATGTTAAGTAAATCTTTCATTGTAACATTCATAAAAGGATTATCAAGGGTTGGTCTAGTACAATTTAATGTTTTTTCATTTTCTAACTTTTCAACAAGTTGTTCTTTTGTTTCTTTTGTTTCTTTTGTTTTAGAAGATTCCTTTTCCAAAGGTCTATTAATCCAAACAAAATATGTAATTAAAAGAGTTGCTAAAAATATAGAAATATAATTATAATCCGCATTATAATAAAATAGAACAATTGAAATATATAATGATAATCTTACTAAAGCATTAAATTTTTCTTCCAATGTATAATCACTTGTAGGAAAAAATTCTACCAATCTATCTGGGTGTATTAATATACCAATATCATTATACCAAAATGGATCTGATTTTATATTTTTATTCATTTATATTTACATGTTAAAAAAAAATTTTAAGAAATCCTTATTTTATTTTATTGTTTAGATTGACCAAGTCCTTTTAAAATATTCTGTGCCTGTGACTGTAATAAATTTTTATCAATATCACCATTGTTAATTTTTTCTTCTATTTTGCCAGTAATATTACTTACTAAATTTTCAATAGCACCATTTGATTTACCAGACATCATTGAACTTAATAAAGCCATTGGATCCAAATTTTGACTTTGAATATCTTTACTTAAATCAGATGCTAAATTCATAATTTCTTTATTACCCATTAATGATTGTAAAACATTACCAAAACCACCAGAAATAACTTTTTCATTGGAAGAATTATAGGTACCCTGCCGTCTAACGTCGTCCATATAGGTACCAGTAATATTACTTAAGATATTACCTAAATCAATCCCGTTTACCCTTTGCGTTTTATTTTTGGTTTCATTTTCGGTTTCATTTTCGGTTTCATTTTCGGTTTCATTTTTAACTTTTAAATTAGAAACAAATTGATTAACATGTTTTGCAAAATCTTGAATATTAGAAATATCTGCAAATCCACTTTGTAAAATAAAACTTGACATGTACATATTATATAAATAATTTACAAGTGTACGTTTTGTATTCTTATTTTCATTTGCAAAAACACTAAAATTTAATATATCATCAAATAATACAATTTCATTTAAAAATGCAAAATGACTAGACTTTAGTTTTGTTTTAGACATTATTATATATGAAATTTTTTCTTCATATGGTTTTAATTTTTCTAAAAATTTAGTTATATTGTCATTACACAATCCTTTTAAAAATGTATTTAATTTTTCAACATCGGATTTTGGAACATAATCAAAAGCTAAATCAATTTCATTAAAAAATTTTTTCAAGTTTTCTCTTAACTCTGCCTCTACCATAATATGAAGAGAAGAACTTTGCATTTGTTCAGGTTCTTGTTCAGGTTCTTGTTCAGGTTCTTGTTCAGGTTCTTGTTCAGGTTCTTGTTCAGGTTCAGGTTCTTGTTTAGGTTCTTCTTTTTTTGCATACTTTTTTTCTAAAAAAGTATCTTTTGATATTACTTTTTCTAATTCTTGTTCTTGGTCGTCCATTTAATAAATATATGTAAAATAATTTAATAAGACGACCGAACCGTTTAAAAATTGAATTAATTTTGGTATTTTTATATAAAATTGTATTATGTCATTTTTATATAATAAATCTTTTTGCAAGAATTGTTTTGATAGTGAAGATGGGATTTGTAATGATTGTTCTATTGAATTAGGATGTTGTTTAAACTGTATTTCTTATGGGAATGGTGGGTTATGTATAAATTGTCTTACAATTGGAGATGAAAGTATTTGTTTGGAGTTTGATTTACAGATGATTTTAGGGTGGATTGAATATAATGATGAATTTTTTAATATTCAAGAAGAAGGCTTTCAAGAATTGCAAGAATCAGGTGTTTTCTAAAAGTAATTTATAATTAAACTTTTTCTCCTGCTCTTAATAATTTTTGGAAATATAACCACACATGTGCTTTTTGATTATCATTAATATCATTTGAAACCCATATTTTTCTTACTTTAGAAACAAATCCTAAATTATCAGTAGATACAACAGTATCAACTTGTGCATGTAAAAAAAATTCTTCATCGCAGTTAAAAATATAAGATTTATATGGTCCTACATAACTTATAAATTGTTCTACAACTAATCTTGGATTACTATGTCTTACAAATTCTATAGTACTTCTACATAAAACTAAATCGGATCTAAAAAAATAAAAATTGGATTCTAGATAATCCATGAATTGATCTAGTATATCATTAAAAATTTTTATCTGTAAAATTTTACTCATCTTAATTATTTTTACTTTATAATATAAACTTTAAAATCAACCGACAGCAAAATATTTTCAATTTTTGCGTTAAACGTCTAAAACTAAAATAAAAATTTAGATTAAAAAGATGTCTGATAAAGTGGATATAAATTCATCTGATTCTACAAAACTATATCACTCGTTGAATAAGAGAATTAAATACCTACAAACTATTCGCCATGAGATTAAAAAACGTAGAATATTATTTGATGAAACAAGAGAACGATTTGGATTAGATGAATTATCACAGTTGGTAAAAGTAAAAAATACATCAGAAATTAAGGGTTACCCATTTAAGGGATGTAAAAGAAGTTATAATAAAGTAACAAAAGGAATAAAATTTGGGTTAAAAGTAATGCCAATTGAAACTAAATATGAAAAATCAGAACATCCGTGTAATTTAGAAAATATAATATTAAAACATTTAACTGATAATATAGTAAATAAAAATATCTCACCACATTTAGTTTATTATTTAGGAACACAAAAAGTTTCGAATAAAAGTAAAGCTTTAAAAATGTTAAATTTAAAACGTTTAGAAGTTGATGGTAGTATAAGAACACATTCGAATATGTTAATATCAGAATATGTAGATGGTGGTAGTTTAGACAATTGGATTTACAATACATATGAAAATGATAAAGAAATTGAAAATGAACAATGGAAAAATATTGTATTTCAATTAATTTATACAATTGCTATTATTCAAAAATATTATAGAATGATGCATAATGATTTTCATTATGGTAACATATTAATAGATACATCTATTAAACCAGGTGGGTATTTTGTTTATCAAATAGATAAAAAAATATATTATATAAGAAATACAGGAATTATTCCTCGTCTATGGGATTTTGAATTTTCTATGGTTTATTCAGATAAAATACCAGAATCATATCCTAATAAATTCATATTAGGCCCATACGAATATGATAGAAAATTGCATAAAACCATTATTACGGATAAAGAAATAGATAATCTTTCAGATAGAGATTTAAATGTACCATTTAATTACAGCGAAGTATATGATGTTCATTATTTTTTGACATCATTATTGGATTTATATATTTCGCAGGAATTATTTGATTGGATTATTGAATTATACCCTAGAGAACTTATACCAGATGATAATGATTCTACATCAACTTTGAAATCATCACGTAGTTCAAATTCAAGTTTAGATAGTTTTACAAGTAAATTTAGCAGTAGTAGTAGTAGTAGTAGTAGTGAAACTGAATCGGATAGAAGCTTTAAACAATCTACAAAATATACGGATGATAATAAATATTTACTAGAAGGTAGATTAATGAATGGGGCTGAGGATGTTTTTCAATTACCTACACCATTAGAATTATTAAACCACAAGTTTTTCGATTCATTTACAGTTAAACCAGATGATTTTGATGAAAAAACAGCAATCTATTTTAATGCAGGCTTTTAAGTTTTAATTATGTATTTTTTTTTATATTTTATAGTATAAAAAAATGTCAATGTCTACTAGAATTTCTGATTTACCAGGACCATCTATTAATGATCCAACTCCTCAACAAATTCAGCAAGTTCCTCAAATACAAGAACAACAAATACAAGAACAACAAATGAGTATACCAAATGAAGTTTTAAATGAATTATCAAATATTAATATTAATCAAATGAACAACACATCGCCAAATAATATTCATATGAATATTAAAAAAAAGGTACGTTTTATAGATGAAACTGAAAATGAAAATGAAGAATATGATAACCCAAGTATTTTATCATTTATAAAATCCCAAATTACAGAAGATAATTTATTATTATTAATATTGCTTATTGTTATAACAAGAACAGAATTTGATAGTTATCTTATTCTTATATCCCCTTCTTATTTTTCTAATCCACTATTATTAAATGTTTTAAAGGCTTTTGCTGTATTAGTATTTTATTTAGTAATGAAACAATATTTGTTACCTAAAATTAAATTATAATATATAGTCAAGACTATTTTTGACGTCCGTGCTTTTAAGCGATTAAAGAAAGTAAAAGCGATTAAAGAAAGTAAAAGCGATTAAAGAAAGTAAAAGCGATTAAAGAAAGTAAAGTGATTAATAAAAAACATATTATGTAAAATATTGTAATTTAAAAAATTGATATATAATAATATTATGATATCTTATTTTGAAGGATTTACAAAAGTTGCTAGTAATCCTATTATATTACATAAGCCAATATCGGATGAAAATATTAGATTAATTTACGGTGATAGAAAATTGGTAATAATAGATGCAGATGATATATCTGATCAAAATAGGAATAACTTATTTTTAAACATTTATAATATACCTAAAACTGAGTATAATGATAAAAAACTTAGTTTTAATTATTATTATGGGAATTATTATATTTATCCGTATTTAAATGAATTATCTATAGAAGCTATGAGAGACGAACCTATAAAATTTATAACTAGAACAAATTATTTTATAAATAAAAATAATAGAAAAGAAATTTTGTTTATCAAACTGGAAAAAATAGAACATGTATATTTTATATCATATTATATAAAAGATGAAATTATTGAAACTTGTAAATCTGAATTTTACAATTCTAGTCCTATAATATCAAGATCTTCTTATTTATTAGTCCAATTATTAATAACTCAAAAACAAACTAATCTTATAAAACAAAACGATGATATTTTATCAAATATTCAAAATTTTGATTATAAAGAACAATTTGATATTAATGAATATACTTGGCAAGGGCAAGATACCATTACTTTATTAAAACCAGATATACATTTATATAATTATCAAAAGCAAGATATAATATGGATGAAATCAATTGAAAATAATGTTGATAATGGGTGTAATATAATAAAATACGATTATTGCGAAGAATATAAAGCATTAGATGATCATTATTTATATAATGATATATTATCACCTTGCAAAACAATATATGAAAACACCCCAAGGTTATTGGAATATTATGGTGGAAATCTTATATCGGAGGTAGGTTTAGGAAAAACTATTATTACATTATATTATATTTTACAAAACGATCGTGAATTACAATTACAAAGTGATAAATTTGTAAAGTTTGGAGATACTTGTAATTATTTCTATAAAAGGGGCAAGTCTAGAGGTAAATGTTGTACAAAATCAAAATATATGAATTTCCATTATTGTCAACAACATATAAAAACACCATTTATGGATAAAAGACGATTGGTTTTACAAAATTTGGAAAGTTTTGATTTTAATAAATCTATAATATATAGAAATAAGGATTCGTTGGGTTTACAGCCTTTTATAAAAACAAACGCGTCATTAATAATTTGTAAAAATCAATTATGTGATCAATGGGTTCAGGAATATTATGATAAATTTCAAAATAACCATAGAATTTTGTTGGTAGTAACATATGATCAGTATACAAATTTGACTTTATCTGATTTATTATTTTCAGATATAGTAATTATATCATATGAATTTTTATCAAACAAAAGATATGTACAAAATATAAAAAAATCTAATAGTTTATTATCAATTTATTTAAGTTCTTATAATAAAAGAGATAATAGTAGATTATTGGATACAAAAATTTTTAATTGTTTTAATATGTTTTATTGGAATAGAATTGTATACGATGAAGCTCACGAAATACAGACTAGATTATTTGAAAAATATAGTTTATCTAGTAAATACAGGTGGAATATTACAGGCACTCCATTTGTGCATAAATCAGTTAGTTTTCTTAAGCTAATGTCATACAATACTGATTATACATCTAACTTTGTATTTGATTGGTCTTTAACCAATATGCCATTTTCAACAAGTACTTTAATTAAACTAGGATTTAATAATGGTGATATAATAGACAAATGTAAATTTTTATTTCGTAGAAATACAAAAGATTCTATTGTTTTAGAATATGATAAAAATATTATAAATGAATTTACCAATTTATTAGAATTTACACCGCAAGAAAGATCTATTTATGACGGATATGTGTCTGGTGCTAGAAGAAATTATGTAAATTATTTGATCAAATTATGTTGTCATCCAGAATTAAATGAGGATACCCGCGAAATGATTAGAAATTGTAAAACATTTGATGAAATTCACAATTGTTTATTGGATTATAACAAACGTCAAATTGAAATGGAAGAAAAACGTATAAAAACCATAGAATTAGATATAAAATCTTGCGAAGAAGATAAAGACACGTTAGATGAAGAAACTATACAGTTAAAGATAAATGTATTAAAAAGAAAATTGACTACAACCAAGAAAAATTATGAAAGTATATCTAGAACATATAATTATTTAAAAATCCGTTTAGAAAATTTACAAACTTCTGAAATGTGTCCAATTTGTTTAGATGATATTGCTTATAGCAATTTAGCTATAACAAAATGTGGGCATAAATTTTGCTGGGATTGTTTATATCAAACTCATAAAGCAAAAGAATCAACAATTATAAAATGTCCATCGTGTAATACATTAATGTCGACTAAAGATATTTATTTACTACAACAATCAAAACCAGCATATACATCAAATAATGAATTATCTAGTATTATACAAACGGTAAAATCTACAAAAATAGGGAATATTATTCATTTCTTAAAAAATATCTTGAGTAATAATAATAAAGTAATTTTGTTTTCTCAATGGGATGAATTATTACATAAAGTTGGTCATATATTATCAAACCAAAACATAAAATTAGTTTATTGTAATGGGAGTGTATATCAGCGTAAACGTGCCATTAATCTATTTTATAAAGATACTGATGTAAATTTAATTTTGCTATCATCTAAAAATTCAGCTAGCGGTATTAATTTAACTATTGCAAATAAAATTATATTTTTAGAACCAATATATGGAAATCAAGAATATAGGAAAAATGTAGAATGTCAAGCTATAGGAAGAGCTGATAGATTAGGTCAAACTAGATCTATTGATATTCATAGGTTTATTATAAAAGATACTATAGAACAAGACATTTATAACAATTGTATAGATGATGGTAAAATGAATATTATAAAAATGAATTAATATATTTTTAAATTAAAACTATATGAAAGATCTCGTAAAATCAATTTTGGAAATCATAAACAAAATATGTACAACAGATTCCAATGAAGGTATGAATATTATATACGATAAAGATGATATGGATTATTTACTAGAAAAATGTAAATTATTAGAATATACACTAGATAATCAATATTTTACAAATCTAGTATCAGATTTAGAGACTAATATAGAATATAATACAGAATCGATTTATATATATAATATTTTAACTTCATTAAAATTATATTTTAATCACTCGATTAAAAAAAAACAATTATTATATTTTTAATCACTCGATTTAAAAAAAACAATTATTATATTTTAATCATGGGTGGCGATATAAATATGATAAATATTAATGGAGATAAAGGTAATTTCGACGATGGAGATAAAGGTAATTTCGACGATATAACAAGTATAACTCAAAGTGACAAAGATATTATAGAATATTTTATGAAAATTAGAAAACAAAAAGAGGCGGGGCAAGGTTCAAGTTTCAGGCATTTGGTGTTTGCGAACCAGACATATTGGGAACATTTTTGCGATTCGTTAGGTTATTTTAAAAGTAGTATCTGTGCGTCATTTTACTTTTTTTGCCATGCGTTTTGTCCAGATATTTTTGAACAATCCGGATCAAAAAAGATAAATGAACTAAATGATAAAATACAGATGAAATATACTAAGAGAATAGGTGAAATAAAATTAGAAATTCATAAAGAACTATGCAACATCAATAACAACAATAAATTAAAAAATTTTTTTTTATAATGTATATTATATGATTCTTGGAACATCTACAAAATCAGTTCAAACTGTTATTATCGAAGCTATTATTGTCGGTATATGTTTAGTATTTTTGACTAAACTAGTTGAAGTTATTATAACAGCAACAAAAAAAATTGATATGGATATGATAAAGATTATTTTTCTTTCTGGCTTTTTATTTCATCTTGTATTTGAGTATACAGGTATTAATTTTTGGTATTCGGTGAATTATCCGCGTAGTTAATTTTTTTAGAATACTTTTTTATTTGTTCTTTAAATACTTTTTTATTTTCTTTATATAATCATAAAAATAAAATGTTTATATAAAACATAAAACACAAAAATGTTTATAAATATAATAGCACGTTTAATATTAATTTTTGGGGGGTTATTTTACTTAGTACAAGCTTCTGGGTTACAAATAAATTACAATAGTTTTGGATATCGTATAGTAGCATTTATGATTGGTTTGTGTGCATTATATTTTGCATTTGATAGAGATTATTATTTACCATTTTTGGGTAAAAGTGTAATACCAATTATTCAAAAGGAGTCATTATCAAATAATTTAAAAGAAATTAAATTAACAAATCTTCCTCCTAATACGAGAATTTTATATTGGGCGGCGAAATCCGAATATCCTTCAACTGGAGAAGTAGATTGGCGAGTATATAATGATTATTCAAATAGTGGTGTAGTTCAATCTGATATTATTGGAAATACAAATGTAAAAATAGAATGTCCTGTTGAATATAATGTTCCATTATTTTTTGGTTTAGGTAAAAGACGGTTAAAGAGACATTTGCATTACAGGTATGAAATTCCTGGTCAAATTGGTTTATTTTCAAGGGTATACACTAAATATATAGAATGTTAAAGTTAAAGTATTAATGAACTTTATTATTTTTGATAAAACTTTTTTTAAAAGTTTATTTTAATATAATTCAACTTTTGTGTTTTACGTTCTACTTTTGGTCTAAAAACAATTTTTCGAAAACGATTCATATCTTTATCTGTTATTTTCATATTAGATATATCGTGGAATGATTTGCCGAGCAATCGTGTAATAATGAAATGAATAGCAAACATTCCACATTCGTTATTTTCATATTGTTGTTTAGTCGTATTATATAAGATTTCATATTTCGTTTTACATTTTTTATGTAAAAAATTTTGTACATGTTTGATAAATACGTTAATATTTGTATTAGGTAAGTTGCCTATAGAATCATAATATTCAATAGTTTTAGTTTTATTATCTATTAAAAAGGCAACCCAGTGACTACCAGATTGTTTATGATTATCCAAATTGAATACTATAGAAAATTTATTGTAATTGCAAATATTAGTCCAATTCATTTTAGTTATTTTATAAAAATCAGAAGGTAAGGCTCCTAAAAATTTAAAAGTTTTATCTATTGATCCGTATTGTTGTAAGACACGATTAATGTCTTCTGTCCACAACCACGAATTTGCAGTTTTTGGTCCTTTTGGTTTAAACGTAAAATCTCGTATTTTATCTCTAAGATAACGATCTTTTATATTATTTATAAAGTCCAAATCTACCCAACAATATTCGTATGGACATATTATTTTAAGTCTGTTGTAAATAGAATACCATAATTGTTTTTTGGTTTTTTTACCAATATTAATAATTTTTGTAGAACAAGTTTTACTTGTTGATTTATCTAATAAACATAATTTATTTTTTTGAATGTAAATATTTAAGGCTAATGCAATTTCTTTTAATTCATCGTGTTCAAAACATGTATAATGATTAGTTACATTAATATTTGGTGAACAATATGACATCTTATATATATTAAATAATTTAAAAACTTGTAAAACTTATTTAAAAATATATCATATTAAATAATAAACATAATGTGTCAAAATTATTCTGAACTTTTTATTAATCAATTTATCCAAACTTTGGCTCAACTATCAGCTGTTATTATAAGTGGATCATTGGGAATCCCCGTTTATAATTATTATATTAAAAGTTACAAAAATCAAATAAATAATAACGAAAATGATGTAGTTTTAGTAAATGAAAATAATGATAATGATAATGATAGTGATAGTATTATTAGTAGTGATACTAGTACTTTTACAGACGATGTAAATGGACATCAAGGTACCGACGATACATTACCAATGGATAACCTTAACGATCAACAATTTCGAATGGAGGAATCTGATATTATTAATCATTAAAATGTAGTTTAACGCGAGTTGATTTAGAAAACATTTTAACAAATGGTGATATAAAAATATATAATAAAAATAAGCCTTACTTTTTTAACAGTAAAGCTTATTTTATGTTTTAATTTATAGTCTGCTCCTATTAACTCTATATAAACTGTACCGATCGTAATCGTGATAATAATTCCAATCGTAATCGTGATAATAATTCCAATCGTAATCGTGATAATAATTCCAATCGTAATTGTGACGATAGTCATTCCGGCGGTTATTATTGTTATTTGAGGGTTTATACATATAGCGTTTATAATACATATAGTGTACTTTTTATACATTATACAAACAAAAAAAATTTTTATAATTTATATTTAATTTTCAACTAAACTCGATTGAACCATTTCTTTTACTAAATCTTTAAAACTGTATTTTGGGTACCATTTTAATTCATTTCTTGCTCTTGAAGAATCACCTATTAAACATTCAATATCAATATCACGATAATATTTTGGATTCACTCGAACTAATGTTTCTCCTGTTATATAATTAATACCAATTTCGTCTACGCCACTACCTTTCCATTCTATTTTTATACCAATTTCTTCAAATGCCAATTCAACAAATTCACGAACAGAATGAGTTGTATCATTAGATAAGACGTAATTTTTTGGTTTTTCTTGCTGAAGCATTAAGAATATTCCATAACACATATCTTTTGCATGAGACCAATCGCGTTTAGCATTTAAATTACCTAATTCTAAAGGTTTAATTGTATTATTTTTATAATATTTTCCAATATAATTAGTAATTTTTTTTGTAACAAAAGTTCCACCTCTACGTGGACTTTCATGATTAAAAAGTAAAGAATTCACAACAAACATCCCGTAAGCATCACGATACATATTACATAATTGTTGGGCAGCATATTTTGATATCGCATACACTGAACATGGATTTTGTGGTGAATCTTCATTTAATTTAAAACTACCATCTGTAATATTGCCAAAAATCTCACTCGTTGAAGCTGAATATATTTTACATGTTTTTTCCATTCCTAAAGAACGAACGCTTTGCAAAATTGTTAATGTACCTAATGTGTTCGTTTGAAATGTATAATTCTCGAGGTCGTGACTTATTTTCACATGACTTTGGGCTCCAAAGTGTACTATATAATCTGGTCTTACTTTTGCAATTATATTATAAACATTCATTGGATCTGTCAAATCACAATAATGTAATTTTAATTTATCAAAAATATGATCAATATTTCGAGTATTAAATGTAGCTGAACGTCTCATCGTTCCATGTAAATTAGTATAACCCTTTTCTAAAAGTAAGTCAAACATTAAGCTCGAATCTTGACCACACGCACCTGTGAGAAGCCAAGTTTTGTTTAATTCTTCTTTTGATAATTGCATTTTTAATTTATAAAATTTATTGTTTTTAAATCAAAGTTTTTAATTTTTTTGCATACTTTTTTCTTAAAAATATTTTGATGTACAATTCAAATGTCGGTCGTTTTATAAAATATTTTTAATCTGATTATTCATATGACATGTATAATATGTCACCAGGTTAATTTATTCAACATACTACAAGACTATTGTATTTGTTTTAATTGTTTTCATATTTCTAAATACAAATGTGGCGAACCTACGAGCAACATCATTAATAATAAAAATGTAAAAGAAAGTTGTAATAGTATTTTTATTCAATATTTATTTAAAGAAATAGAAGATCTACTTGAATCGAAAGGTAAAATTAATATAGTTAGTATTGATGATTCAGATACAGTTCTTTTAGATTTAATAAAGGGTCGTTTTAGTGGAAATGTAAAGACAATATCTATATCGGAAAAGTTTAATCCTAGTTATTTTTCAGAGCATAAATGTTATAAATTATCATTAGATATGTATACAGATATGGATAACGACATTGTCGGTACATTTGATGTTATTATTTTAAATGGAATGTGTAACATTACACCAGATCCAATAAATTTCTTAAAAAAATGTAAAACAATTTGTAATAGCGATGGGTATATTTATAGTATGAAATTAAACGTATCCGTTTTATTGGCACGAAGTCTGGACGCCCTTATTAATACGAGGCATATTTGGACAACACATTCTGTAAAAAAGTTATGTCAATATTCTGAAATGTTATTAAGTGATATTTATAAAGTACCAGATTCAAATTATAAAATATATAAAATTGCCAAAAACAATGACAAATTAACTACACCAATAGTTGAAGATTTATACGATGAAATGTGTTATGGTTTTTATAACATTGCGCTATACCAATATATAAAACATTTTTGGAGTTAGTAAGACGGCAAAAGTTTTATTTTATATTATATTTTAATATTATATAATGAATTCTATATTTGAAGAATTACCTATAGAAATTTTGATACAAATATTAAAATATATAAATTTACGTACTTTAGGAAAATTGACTTGTTGTAACAAATTAATTTATAAAATAATATCAGAAAACAAGTGGTTTTTTGTGGATAATTTTATAGATAATGATAATTTGTTGATACCATTAACAAAAGAAACATTTTTAAATTATAGATATTGTGTAGATTGGAGTCATATTATATTACAAAATGAAAATATTGGATATAATATACCGGAAAGTGTTATAGAATGGATTGAGGATACGCGTGATTTAGAAATAATAGCTTCATATCAAAAATTTTCGAATAATTTACTTTATAAATTAATAAATAAAATTTTTTTTAAAAATCTACTAAATACGCAAGATTTACCGTTAGATATACTATATTTGTTTGCAGAGTCAAATACATATGTATTAAATAATGCTGATTGGTATACAATTTGGACAAAACAAACTGTAAATTATGATTTTATAGTCAAATATGAAGATTATATTCAATGGCATCCATTGTGTGGTAATAAATCATGTGTTAGTTTTAAATTTATAAATAGTTATCATAGTAAAATTATATGGTCAGAATTTACAAAACATAGTATTAATGAAAAAATACTAGAACAATTTGTGGATCGTTTTGATTTCATTTCTTGGAATAACATTTCAAGATATACTCAATTGTCTGATGGATTTATAAAAAAATACATAATTTATTTAGATTTAGGGTGTATTTTTAGATATCAAAAATTATCTTCAGAATTATTAAATACATTGATAGAATCATTTACAAATGACGAATTTGTATTTTATTTTCAATCAATTTGCTTATATCAAAAATTAACATCACAATTTATAATAAAATACAAAGATAAAATTATGATAAAACATTTAATTCGTAATAAAAATATACCTAAATCGATTCTATATTCTATTTATGGAGACTAAATAAACTTTACTTTAAACTTTTTTTGATTTTAATCTTTTTAAAAGTAAAGCTTATTTAAAAAAGTAATATTATAATAATTAAAATGAAAATTTTAGTAACAGGAGGTTATGGTTTAGTTGGTAAATCTTTACAAAAAGTAGTAAAAGCTTGTGATTTTGATGGAAATTTTTATTTTTTATCAAGAGTGGATTGTGATTTACGAAATTCTGAGCAAACAACAAATTGGTTCAAAGAGTATAATCCAGACGTAGTAGTTCATTTGGCTAGTCGTGTTGGAGGTGTATATGATAATATGAATGGTAATTATGAATATTTAGTAGATAATGCTAGAATAAATATAAATGTAGTAGATTCGTGTAAAGTAGTAGGTGTTAAAATGTTGATAAATATCCTATCAACGTGTATTTTTCCAGATCAAAATGTATCATATCCATTAACAAGTAACCAATTGCATAATGGGTTACCTCATCACTCTAATATAGGTTATGCTTATTCTAAGAGAATTTTACATTTAGCATCTCATTTATTAACAAAAATTGATGTAGATAAATGGTGTACGCGTGTTGTTAATTTAACACCTACGAATTTGTATGGTGATTACGATAATTACAATTTAAAAAGTAGTCACGTGATCCCGGGGTTAATTCACAAAACATCAATTGCGAAAATGACATCGGGTGAATTACACGTGTATGGTACAGGTAAAGCAATGCGTCAATTTTTATATGTAGATGATTTATCAAATGTTATCTTGCAATTTATTGATTTATATAAAGATAAAGCGTTGAATGAAATGGAAATTTCTTGTATAGTTAGTCCACCAGAATCTTCGGAAATTTCTATAAAATCATTGATTGAAAAAATTTGTAATATTTTTAATTTTACAGGTAAAATCCATTATGATACATCTTATTCTGATGGACAATATAAAAAGACTGCAAGTTCTGATGAATTGTCAAAATATTTACCTAATTTTACGTTTACCTCTATATCAACTGGTTTAGAAAATACTATCAAATTTTTTAATGATAATAAGGAACATTTACGTCTTTAAACGAAATAATTTACTGGTAAATTTCTAGATTCTTGAATTAATTTAAATGAAATTTTGACTAAATGAAAAAGAGTATGATTAGTTTTACCATATCCTAAAGTTTTATAAAACTGCATACGTTTTGGGTTTATACCTTTATAATTATTGTTTAAAACTACAAAACCAACTGGTGCTGACTCGTTTAAAATCATTTTTTCATTATATTTTACAAATTCTAGATCGTGGGAGCTATTTGTTTTATTATTATTTAATAAAAAACAAGAAAAGATTAAGTATTTCGGGTTGTGATTATTATTAACTAAAAAGTCTAAATAGTTACGTATTTGATCACTTGTATGTGATATACAAAAAACTATGTAGTATTCTAAATCTTGATAAATTACAAATTTATAAATACGAGAAAACATCCACGTATTATAAAAATCATCTATTGCATTTTTAGAAATATATAAAATAACTAATTTATTACAAGTAAAAAACCAAGTTTCTGTAAAGGAATCTTTAACGATTTGATAAGTTATATTGTTTGATGCATTTAAAAACGGTATGTTGTATATATTATATTTTTTTATAATATTGGTATTAATGTATTTTTTTAGATATAAATAAAAATAACAAATGGAATATTTTAAATCGTAAATCTTAGTATCAAAGATATCCGTCTCGTCATATTTAAATTTTTTTAAAAATTGAATCATAGAGTTTTTATTTATTTGATTGTATTTCTTTATTCGTAACATATTTAATCCTTATATATAAAAAATTGAATAATTACTAACTAAATAAGAATTAAATGAGTAATCAAGAAATATCTTATTTTCTAAGTATTTTATCACTTGTATTTTACAGTATAGTATATATACCGCAATTTTTGTCTATTTATAACGCAGGTTCTTCGGAAGGTATTTCAATATGGACTATTTTAATATGGACTCAAGCTGATATTTTAAGTTTGGTGGGTACTATTCTTTTACACATGCCATTATCTATTATTATAATTGGGTGGTATCATTATTATGTTGGTGTACTGATGGTTTTATTTATATTGTTTTACACTAAAAACAAGAATTCTTTTAATTTTCAAACAAAATGTTTAACGACATCTTTTTTTTTAGTAATCAATACTACTATATGCGTTGTTTTAAATGTATTTATTAAAACTAGTTATGATGATACAGGGGCTATTTTAGGATGGATTACAATGGTATTTTATACTTGTGGACGTTTACCTCAAATCTGGATGAATTATTCAAATAGTTCAATTGGTAATTTATCAGTTTTAATGTATATTTTTACTATAATTGGAAACTCGTTATACGTAAGTGTTATTACAGTAGATCCAGAATATATTGTAGAAAATATTCCATGGATTGTAAATGGTATATTTTCGATTATATTGGATATTGTGGTATTAGGACAATATTATTATTATGAACAAATTGTTAAAACAAATTGTCAAAAATACTAATCTAACAACTAAATGTAAAATAATAAACAATTCGTTTATTATTTAGTATTATGATCGCAGTAAGAATTATTTAAAAAGATATTTTGTTATATAAATAACATGTCAATCAAATATTATAAAAGTAAAAATTTGGTCCTAACATATTTGGCTGAGCTAGAAGAAGAAAATGTTGAAAATACAGGTACCTCACAGATGGATTCACCATCAGTTCGTCAAGGTACCTCACAGATGGATTCACCACAGATTCGAGTCGTATGTAATAGAGCTATAACAAAATATTTTGTAATGGATGATTATCAATCATTTATGAGCTTTATTAAAAAATGTAACAAACGTGATTTTTATGAATTTATACCAGCAGATAAACCTGTATGTTTTTATTACGATATAGAAATTTACAAAGAAGAAGAAGAACTAGAATCAACCGAACATGTTAAAACGGAAGGTAGCGTTTGTAATTATTATGATGATTATAATCGTATATTAGATGAATGTATAAGAAAAGTGGAAGATTTAATAAAAACGGAATATGAGAATGTAGATATTAAAAAAATTATTTTAGAATCACATTCGGATATAAAACGTAGTTTTCATGTTATACTAAGATTTTTTGATAAAACAGATAATAAAGAAATTGTATTTGAAAATGTTCAAACATTAAAAGAATTGTATAAAAATTTTGGTTTAGATAAATATCGTGATATACAAAATAGATATTTAGTAGATCCTAGTGTTTATAGGGAGGGGTTATTTAGAACATTACATAGTAATAAAAATAATGAAATTAGACCATTTAAGAAAAGTGATCTAAGTGACGATTTCGAGGAAGTTGAATCGTTTGTATGTTACATTAAAGATAATTACAAAATGATGAATTTTCAGCAAGATAATGATACAGGAGTGATAGAGTTAAGAATGAGTGATTTGGTTGTAAATGTTCCGGAAGAACTAAATACTGATGATAAAATGAAATTAAGAAAATTCATACAAAAAGAATACCATCACTTTCCAAATAAAATACGAGATGTATTTATAGACAAAGAGCATAATTGTATAGTAATTGCTTTAATGGAAAGGTATTGTCCATTTTTGGACAAAGAACATAGGGGTAATAATCAATATATTGTGATAGATACAAGTAGTGCAAAACAAAAGTGTCATAATGCTGAATGCAAACACGATAAATATAATGAAGTCAAATTGGAAAATTATCCTATGGAAATCCATCAAATTATTAAAAAATGTTTAAAAGTAAATAAGCAAGAATTAGAATTAATAGATCATGCAATTATAGAATGTAAAAATTATATCAATGAAAATTTTGACAAAGATATAAAAGAAGTACTTTTTGATAGAAAAGAAATGATTTTCAGGAGTAGTGTTGCTGATAAAAATTTAGTACGTATTTTAAAAGGTAAATGTCCAGAATGTAATGTAGAACATCATATAAGTGATAATGGATATTGTCTTAAATGTAAAGTATGTCAAGCTATATTTCCAAAAACGCAAATTATACCAATAGATGATCGATATAAACATTTAAATAGTTTTTGGATGAATTATAATCAGTTAGTAAATCACGGAACGATTAATAATATTATTAATATTTATAATAATGGCGAACAAGATTTCAGTTGTGATATAAAATTGGATGATACGATTTTTAAAAATAAGGATGTTACAAATATAATAAACCAGGTGTTAGATGGTCATAAAATCACAATGATTTCGAAACTGTTATTTTTTATAAATAAAGATTTTGTGTATTCGAGAAACAATTGGTATTATTTTAATAGTTCGATTTGGAGAAGTGATAATGACAATATTGAAATGAAAAAATGTATTATAGATTTGTCAAAAATGTTTGATAAAATCAAGACACATTATGATACTAGGACTACAGATGAAACGACGATTACCTTGAATAAAAATATCAAAAGTTTAATAAACAAATTTCACAAACCTGGTTATCAGGATGATATTATAAAAGGTGCAAAAATTTACAATAATGATGAACTTTTTATTACCAAATTAAATAGTAAAAAGCATTTACTTCCATTTACAAATGGGGTGTATGATTTATTAGAAAACAAATTTCGTAGTACAAAAAAAGATGATTATATAAACTTGACAGTTGGTTTTGATTTTCCTTCATCCGAAAATCCAGAAGTTAGAATATTTTTAGAACAAGTAATACCTAATAGGGGTGTTAGAGATTATGTACTAAAAAAAATGAGTGAATGCTTGAATGGTGATATACCAAACACGTATTTTTTAATGTTTATAGGTGATACTGGTGCCAATGGTAAAAGTCAGTTGTTAAATTTAATGAAGTTAGCAATGGGTGATTTTGGTGAAAAAGTTGAAGTCACATTATTAACACGTAAACGTAATAATGCAAATGAAGCAAATACTGAAAAAATTAAATTGATGAACAAGAGATTTGCATTTTTATCAGAACCTGAAGATGGAGAAAAGATTAATATTGGATTACTAAAAGAATTAACTGGTAGTGAAGAAATTGTTGCGCGTGGTTTATATCAAGAAGCTATGAGTTTTGTGATGGAAGCAAAGTTATTTTTAGCATGTAATGAGTTACCAGAAATTAAAGGTGAGGATACAGCATTATGGCGTCGTATTCGTGTGATAGATTTTCCTTCACGTTTTGTAGATGATCCAAAGGAACAAGGTGAGTATAAAATAGATAGAACACTTCCAAGTAGAATGAGAGAAGATATATCATGGAGACAGACATTTATGAAAATTTTACTAGAGTATTATTTTACAGATGTAAAAGAACCAGTTGAAGTTCAAGTTAAAACAAATGAGTATCGTCAGGAAAATAATGATTTTTATAATTGGTTAGATGAAAATGTAGAAGAAAAACTAGATGGTATATTAAAATTAAAAGACGTATGTGAATTATATACTGGAAAAATGAAAATACCATCAAAAATGTCAACTAAATTTAAAGTAGAAATAGAAAAATATATAAAAGGTAAATTCCGCGGGTTAAAAGAAAAATATTCAGATTCAAGATTAAATGGAGAACGTTACCGAGGATGGGTAGGTTTAAAAATCCGAGATGACAATGATGATTTTTAAATACTCGATCCATACATCACCTCTAACACCGCTTAACACCGCTACAACCCCGCTACAACCCCGCCAAACAATTTTGGATTTTTACAAAAAAATATATTTTTAACATCAGACCATAAAATATGGTCATCCCGCTATCACCGCTTCAGCCCGGCGAAACACCGCCATTTATGGTCTCAACCGCCAACACCGCCATAAATCGAACACTTTTATATAAATTTTTATTTTTTAACTTTTTTATAACTTTTTAACTTTTTACAATTTTTTTTTGCCTGGACTTTTGCCAAAAATGGCGGTGATGGCGGGCTCCCTCCATTTATGGCGGGCTTTTGGCGGGCTGAAGCGGTGATAGCGGGACGACCGTGTTTTATGGTGTCATGTTATTTTTATGCTATTTTTATATTTTTTTTTAAGAAATTATCAAAAATAAATACATATAAAACACATAATGAACATTTTAAAAGTTGTAAAAAAAAATCCTTAATTTTCTTAAAAAAAATTTAGTAAAAAACCAACATTTTATGACCATAAATAAGCTTTTTTTAAAATTTTAAAAAAAGTTAAAAAATACTTAAGGAAATTACAAGAAAATTCAAAAAGATGGTTTTAAAAACGTCATTTTTTCACGAATCTGATTTCTATGGTCTCGGAAAAAATTTTAAAAAAGTTGTAAAAAAAATTCCTTAATTTTTAAAGTGCACAATTAAGGAATTTGATTATCTCCTTACCATAAACATCGTCTAAAAATTTTTTTTCAAAAAGTTCAAAAAAGCTCTAAAAAATCTTAAAAATCCTTATTTGTCCTTTCAATTTTAAGAATTTTTACAAGTTGATTTTTCATCGTCTCAATATTTTTTTAAAAAGTTGCAAAAAAATTCCTTAATTTTTAAAGTGCACAATTAAGGAATTTCATTGTCGTCTTACCATAAACATCGTCACAACTTTTTTTTCAAAAAAGCATAAAGAAAATTCTAAAAAATCTAAAAAATGCTTAATTATCCTTTGGATTTAGAGAGTTTTATATGAAATTTTTTTTTATCGTCTCAATATTTTTTTAGAAATTTACAAAGAAAAAAGCTTATTTTGTTAAAAAAAATAAGAAAAAAATTTACAAAATTCAAACCATAAAAGTAGACTTTTGTAAACTTTTATAAATTTTTACAAAAATATAAAAAAAAACACGAAAAAGGGCTGTATAAGTTGACTCGATGTTTATGGTAAGACGACAATGAAATTCCTTAATTGTGCACTTTAGAAATTAAGGAAATCTAAGAAAAGTATAAGTTGTACGAAATAAACACTTGTATAATGAAATAAACACTTGTATAATGTTAATAACAAGACTCGCCATAACCGCCATAATGTTAATAACAAGACTCGCCATAACCGCCATAATATTTAAATAACCGCCATAATTTATACTTTGGAAATTAAGGAAATTCCTACCCATCCTCGGTAACGTTCTCCATTAAATTTTGAATCTGTATAAATGTATTTTATATTCTCAAACTTTGACTTTATCCACAATTCTAATTCTAGTTTAATACGATGAGATAGTCTTGAATTTACGTTTTTTTTATCGAGATAACCTTCACAAACATCTTTTAGTTTCAACAAGCTATTATGACTTTCTACAACATTTTTATCTAACCAATTGTAAAAATCAGAATTTACAGAGTTATAAGATGGTGGGCATAGTCTATTTGTATTTTCATCCACGTTTACTCCACTAATCGTGAGTTTTTCAAACAGATCGTCCTTTGAAATATGTTGATATGTAGATTTTAATGTATCAATAACATTTCCACATATTTCTACAATAGTCTTGATATAATTAATGTCACAATCAAAGAATTCACGGTTTGAATTACAACGATATCTATCTAAAATATAATGAACATTCTTTTCTAATAAATCAGGATTGCTCGTCTTAAAGTCAAGTAATATTTCTATATTATTCACATTTCCTGTTTGTAATCCCCGAATTCGTTTATTCACGGTATCTTTCGTCTTACCAACTTTTGTTCCTCCGTCAGTTTTTATAACGTATATATGACCAGTTTTCTCTATTTCTTCGTACGTTTTTTCTTTGTACTTGACCAATTCTTGTTGAGTACGCTGATGTTCTAATTCTTTGATTTGTAAAAGTTGTTGGTGTTCTTTAAGCTTTTCTTCAAGGTCGTACTTGCCTTTTTTTCTTATTTCCTCGACGACTTCACATACCCAATCTTGGAATTGTTCTGCTATTTTTTTACGAGATCTCATAAGAACTTTGTATAAACCTTGTTCTGTAAGAAATGTAATTTCTTTTTTCCCAAAAGCTGTGTCAGTTAAACTGACACACCTTTGCTTGTTGTTAAAGTTTTTGATAACTTCTCTGATATTAGACATTTCAAGTAAATTACCAATATCCTTTGCTTTGAAAAGTGGTTCTTCGTATGTACCATATATAGTTATATCTAATTCGTTAAACTGTTTTATCAACAAGTTATCACTATTTGTATTACCTGATTGAATTTGATTATTTGTATTTTCGCTGTTCATATAAAATATGGATTATTATCTTTAAATAGTGAATTTTACCGATATCTATCTAAAATATAATGAACATTCTTTTCTAATAAATCAGGATTGCTCGTCTTGAAATCTAAAAGTACTTGAATATTATCTACGTTTCCTGTTTGTAATCCCCGAATTCGTTTATTCACGGTATCTTTCGTCTTACCAACTTTTGTTCCTCCGTCAGTTTTTATAACGTATATATGACCAGTTTTCTCTATTTCTTCATATGTTTTTTCTTTGTACTTGACCAATTCTTGTTGAGTACGCTGATGTTCTAATTCTTTGATTTGTAAAAGTTGTTGGTGTTCTTTAAGCTTTTCTTCAAGATCGTACTTGCCTTTAAGACGGATTTCTTTGATAATGTTAAACACCCATTTTTGAAATTGTTTTGCAATTGGTTTTCTTGATATCATAAGAACTTTGTATAAACCTTGTTCTTTTAACATCACCATTTGTTGTATACCACCAGGAGTAGGATAGTATCCTACCCCTTTCTCATCGTTATCAAAATCTTTTACTGTGGATAAAACATCTTTAATGCCAAGTAAATCACCAATATCCTTTGCCTTAAATAGTGGTTCTTCATATGTACCATATATAGTTATATTCAAGTCATTAAATTGTTTTATCAACAAGTTATCTAATTGAATTTGATTATTTGTATTTTCTCTATTCATATATAATTTGTAATTATTTATTGTCTTTAAATAGTGAATTTTTAGAATTGTTCTGTTATTTTTTACGAGAAACCTTGTTCTGTAAGAAATGTTGTATTTTGTTCACGACCAAGGGTGTCAGTTAAACTGACTACCTTTTGTCTTTCATTAAAGTTTTTGATAACTTCTCTAATATTAGACATTTCAAGTAGTTGACCAATATCCTTTGCTTTGAAAAGTGGTTCTTCGTATGTACCGTATATAGTTATATCTAAGTCGTTAAACTGTTTTATCAACAAGTTATGACTATTTGTATTACCTGATTGAATTTGATTATTTGTATTTTCGCTGTTCATATAAAATATGGATTATTAATTTTACCCTCTGTAACTGGCATATTTATGAAATGTTGTACCCATAACAAGTGCCCTAAAATTAATGTTAGTAGGTCTTGTATTAATATTCTGGAATGGATTTTTTAAATAATAAGATAATCTCAAGATACTGTTTAATTTGATTCTAGTTTCAACATTTGAATAATCATAAATTTCTAACATAATTTCAATAGGTAGTATCATATACATTTACTTTTAGAAAAAGTAAAATTAAAAAACCCCCAAACGTTTGATGTTCCTTCTAAAAGTAACTATTTTGATAACTTTTCACGTGGGGTAGTATGTGATTTGTAATATTTGCACTTTTTATGGTAAGGTTGTAAATATTTTTCAAAAGGTTCTGACGATGAGAATGGTCTTGTAAAAATCGTCTATTTTTCTTTATTGAAAATGATTTAATTTTAAAAACAAGTATTATATAAATTTTATTATTATTTTTTTTATTATATATAATTATATAATGAGATTATTAGAATATCTTGATAACAAGGTAAAAAGGTACCTTACAGATGGAGAATCCACATGTTCGGCAAGGTATGTTGAATCTAAAACGGGGGGTGCTCCATTACCGGGTTGGTTGAATAGAATAGGTTTATTAAATATTAAAAAAAATCAGCAACCTAAAATTGATGTTATAAGTAATACTGTAAAACTAGATGATAAGGTGGAGACGAAGATGGATGTGGATGTTTCTGCTGAAGAGTTATTAAATAATGTTAAAAATTTTTATTTACAACATCCTACTTATGAAGAATTGTCTTTATTTCAAAGGATATTCGATGTTATAAATAGAGATCCGTCTGGATTTTTTAAATTATTTAAAATTAAGAGTGTTCTTCCTATATCATCAGCTAATGGTATTATAATAGTGATAGAAACTCGTAGTAAAAAAAATATAATAGATAATCAATTATTGGTAAAGATTCCTCAAAATTTACAGATTAGTGATTCGATAACGTATGAATGGTATATTGGTCAAGTTATTAACACATTAAGAATAAATAAGTGGACTGATAATTTTGCATTAGTATACGGTTTGATAAATTGTAATTTTAACTCGGATATAACAGATTATATAACCAATATTTCAAAATTAAAAGAGAAAAATGAAAATACAAAAGGTTGGACGGATCGTTTGGCTATCAAGGCTAAATTAGAAATTGAAAAGGCAAAATTAGATCTTTATATAAAGTCTAAAAATCGTTTATGTGAAGGTCAATCTCCTAAACCTCATATTATATATGAATATTTAAGAAATATAAAGACTAATAAAACGGAAACGTTAGAGTCTTATATTAAAAGATTATCTAATACAGAATTAGACCTTAATGAAAAACAAAATATTGAATTGAATATTATTAAAATAATGATAATGATAATGTATTCTTTACAAGTAGCGCAAGATCATTTAGATTTTGTACATTATGATTTGCATCTTGGTAATATTCTTGTAATAGAATTAGAGAAACCAGAGTCGATTACGATATCGTATAATGATAGTAACTTTACTTTTATTTCAAATGTTATTCCTTATATAATAGATTATGGGAGATCATATGTAAATCCAAAGATAGCTGATAAAATTATAGGAACAAATGCGTATTCTGATATACAATTAGAATCGCGTTCATTTAATAGTTTCAAGAAGTATCAAGATGCGTTATTCAAAAACCGATATTATAGTCGTGATATAATAAATCCTAATGGGTTTAATGAAAAAATTTTTAACAGGATAAAATTATTATTGAGACTTGAAGGAGTTAATAGTGAATTGTATTATTGTGAGGATAAAAATATGTTTTACATAGCCAAATTTGATGTTAAAATGGGTAAAAAATATATAATGATTGGTAATAAAAAATTTATTATTGTATTCAAAAAAAGGTTAAATAAAAAGGAAGCGTATGTATTAATAGGTATAAAACGTTATTATTTAGAGAAATACGACCCGTCTGATATTTCGGATAAAAATTATATGATTGAGTGGTTATCTGCGAATATTTATAATAAAGATAATTCTGTAAATGTTAATAATTTGACTACAAAAATTGATGATCAAATATTATTGAAACAGTATGATCTAGGTATTCATTCGAATAAGGTGAATAAAAAATATGATATGTTTAGAGTTTGCAAACTTGTATGTGGTAAAATTATATCTATAATGGATGACTCTATAAAATTAGAATATGGTGATATGTGGGACAAGTTGGATGATCAATTATCAATAGAATATCCTTTTTATATTGACAGGCATAATGTTTTACCTAGTGATTATCATATTACTGATTATTTCAATATAACAAAAAGGAATATGAATAAGATTACAAAAAAATGGTTAAAAACTCCAAAAGATATTGCTGATTATTTGCAACCAAGTATTTTTGGATCGATTAGTCCATCTGTTATGCAGGTAGATTCAGAGCATTCTTTTCAAATTGCAAAATAAGCTTTAAGGTATTTTGCTAAAAATTGAAAAAAAAAAATAATTGTTAAAATTAAAAACTATGAATATTATAATTACTGGTGTAGCTGGTTTAGTGGGATCCAATTTTTGCGAGTATGTATTAAAGAATAGGGATGAATTAGGAGTTGATAAAGTTTTTGGATTTGATGATTTTTCAGGTGGTTATATTGAAAACTTACCTTTAGATAATATGAATTTTCATTTTGTGAAAGTTGATTTGAGTAATACTAGTGATCAAAAATTAGTAGAAGAAGTATTTGAAAGGAACAAAATTAGTTATATTTTTCACTATTCAGCGTATGCAGCGGAGGGTTTGTCACCATTTATTAGGCAATATAATTATATGTCAAATGTTATTCCAACGACATTTTTGATTAATATGGGTATCAAGTATAATATTCGTAGATTTGTATTTACTAGTAGTATGGCAACATATGGTAGAAATAAGACACCATTTACAGAAGATATGAGACCGAATCCGATTGATCCTTATGGTATAGCGAAATATGCATGTGAAATGGATTTAGGAGTTGCATATGAACAGCATGGAATGGAATATTGTGTTATTTTACCTCATAATATTTTTGGCAAGTATCAAAATATATGGGATCCTTATAGAAATGTATTGGGTATTTGGATGTACAAGGCCTTGCATAATTTGCCATTTACTATATATGGTGACGGTGAACAAACAAGAGCATTTTCGTATATTGATGATATTTTGCCATGTTTATGGAATGCAGCTGTATCACCTGAGGCTAAAAATGAAAGGATAAATCTTGGAGGTAAAATTCATATTACATTAAATGAAGCTGCTAAATTAGTTGCAGAAGTAACATCTACTGATAGTATAGTTCATTTAGAGCCAAGACACGAAGTGAAACACGCATGGTCTTCATATGAAAAGTCTGAAAGATTATTAGGTTATGTTGAAAATACTTCTATTAAACGTGGTTTAGAATTAATGTGGGAATGGGCTAAGGTTCAGCCTGATAGAAAACAAAAATACTGGGTAAATTATGAACTAGAAAAGGATTTGTATAGTTATTGGAAAGTCTAATTTGATAAATTTTTATATATATAATATTTAATATATATATATAAATGGAGGTACGTCAAGGTACCTTACAGATGGCGAACCCATCAGTTCGGCAAGGTACTTTTACCGACGATAGTACCTATAAAATTGATATATACGAATTATTAAAAGGGGATTTACCCTATGAGATTATAGAGCGTATAGATAAAATAATACAAGTTGATTTTTTTGATAAGGTAGTTGAGTATTTTCACAAGAAAAATAATATTAAATACAAGAATAATTTAACTTATTATAAACTAAAGGTAATTTTTGGTACGTCTGAGTTAAGTACTAATGTTTATAGTCTCGATGATATAAAAGTGTATTTTAATAAAAATAATGATTGGAATAGTACTTATATAAAATTACCAAATCATTTGATAAAAAATTATGTTATTAATTATTTAGATGATGATGAACAGTTTTACAGATACTTGGTAGATATGTGAAAGTGGCATTTTTATATCGGTGATAAGTTTCCACAACATCTACTTTAGCGTTAATTTGAAATACGGTACGTGTTAATTTATCATAATCTATATTTGAACATCCAAATTTTTCATATGGTGCGTTTTTATCAATTAAAAGATCCATCGCAAACTGTAATGGATCATAATTTTTTAAATATATCTTTTGCTGTAACATTTTCATATATTTTATATCAGACTCTCTGTTAGTTGTTTTAAAACGATAACAAAATAAATTATCGACATCGTCATTGGTACAATTTTGATAAACAAGACATGGTGGTATATAACTATTACCATTATTGTAATACATTTCTACAAAATCCAAACGTTTTATCAATAATAAATTAACATTTAGATTTTCTATAATTAAACTACTAATTCGTTGATCATCACCGTCTAATACAGATTTATCTAATAGATATTCCTTGTTAAGTAATAAGAAATCAGCCAAGTCACGTGATAATACTATATTTGTTCCCGATATATGTGTATATATAGAATTAAGTTTATCAATTTGGGTGCCTGCTATAATGTTATCTTTTGGCAATTTTTGAATCCATTGTATTAAAAAATCTAGGTGAAATAGAGTAGATAAATTTGTTCTTATAAAGTAATCAAAAGGTGTTGATTTAAGCTGATCTAGTAAGCAAATGGATCTATTTAAAAAGGAGTCCATCATAGAATCATTTTCATTATATTGTGAATAATAATGATAATACATAGGTTGGTTTGGGTTACAAACATCATATTCAGGGATTAATGTCTTGGAAATATGTGGTTCACTGTATATAAAATAAAAATCTATTAAATGTCCATCCACACCTGATTTAAATTTTTTAATATTTTCTATCCATATCTCTAGAAATTCAGTATAATGTTCATTTGTTGATGCTAAAATTCCAAAGACGATTTTTTTCATTGTAATAACAAGAAAATATATTTAAATTAATTTAACGCAATTTAACAAAAAAAAAGCTTTTAAAAAAGCATTTTTTAGAAAACAAATTTATAAGTTTATAGTATATGGCTGAATTTATAAATAGTCTAGTAGAAAAATTAAGTGTTCAAATGGATAAAGATTCTATAAAAAAATGGATATTGATATATATCCAAGAAGTTTTGGAGGCATTTGTTGCTATATTGATTATAAGAATAGCTGTAGATAAGAGTGTAGATTTGTATAGAATTATACTTGTTAGTTTAGTTATAGGTTTTGTAACAATGATATTAGAAAATTATAATTCTACGTTTAATTCAAATCTTAAACAAGGAATTACATTTACTGCTGGATCACAGATGATATCAGGATTTTTAAATAATTAAATAATTAAATAATATAAGTGATTTAAAGTTAATAAGTTTACTATAATATATATGGATTCAGAAACAAAATATGTATTACTGTGTAATACACCGAGTGATATAAATGAACATTTACCGACTTTGTACGAATATAGTAAGGGGTGTGAATCTGTATTAGAATTGGGTGTAAGATCGGGTGTGAGTACATTTGCATTTATAAAAGGATTATCAGAAAATGGATCTAATAAAAGACGATTGGTGTCTGGTGATTTAAATGAAATATCAAGTATGTTAAATCAAGCTCAGATTATTACATTTTGTAGAGATTACAATATAGATTATACATTTTTAAAGGGGAATGATTTAGATATAAAAATTCCAGAAAGTGTAAATGAAACTGACATTACCTTTATAGATACGTGGCATATATATGGTCATTTAAAAAGAGAGTTGGATAAATTTGCACCGATTACGAAACATTATATTATTATGCACGATACTACATTAGATGGTATATATGGAGAAACAATTAGATGTGGATGGAATGCAGAAAAACAATCTAAAGAAACGGGTATTCCAGTTGATGAAATTAACTGTGGTTTAAAAAAGGCTATAATTGAATTTTTAGAAAAAAATAAAGATTGGAGTATAGATTATGAAACGGAAAGAAATAATGGTTTAACAATTTTGAAACGAATTTCTTAAAAATTTAAAATTATAAATACAATTTTAAATTGTTGGTAATGTTGTTATAGGACCGGGTGTAGGTGGAAGAGTTGTAGTTGTTTCTGGAGGCATAGTAGTTGTTTCTGGAGGCATAGTAGTTGTTTCTGGATACATAGTAGTTGTTTCTGGATACATAGTAGTTGTTTCTGGATACATACAAACTGGTATTAGTATTGGTTGGTTGTTATTTACTTTATAATAAACATAAGAAGTTACAACAGCGAGTGTGATTAATATTAAAAATGAAGAAGGGTTTGGACTATTGAATAAACTAACAAGAGTTATTAAGACTGTATAATTCAATACTATGATTACAATAGGGTCAAAAATGTTCAAGGCAACCATTTGTTTTAATTATAATAAATAAATTAAAATTTAATATAGTCATTAATAAAAAACTAAAAAAAATTGTTTGCAATTAAAAATAAATGAAAGGTGTGGCGTGCAATATGATAAAGTATGCGTGTAAAAATACAGAAGAACTTGGTATATTGGTAGAAAAAGCTATGTGTAATATAATGGATGTAACTTTTAACACTAAAAGAAAATATGATAGTTTACCAAAAGATGTTTATGATGATATAAATTCTACAGTAGGTCCAGAGTTAAAACGTATGAAAATGAATCACGTTGGTAATATGAATATGAAATATGATTTTGTTGATGATGATGGGAAAACAATGTCAGTTAAGACGATAATGTCTGGTAATAAGATATGTCCTCAGAGTATAGGTCAATGTAGTTTTCGTAGTTTTAATAATAAGACTGGTTTAAAGTTGGAAAGTAAAAATGATTTCAAGAAATATTTTATGGATAATAAAAACGCGATGTTAAAGCAGTATTTGTATAATTGTATTTGTTGTGATAAAATGGTAGTATATAAATTTCAAAGTGGTTTTATTTATATTATAGATAAATGCGGTGAAGTTGAATTTGCATCAAATTTGCATTTTGATACATCAAAGACAATTAAAGATTGGAATGAATCAAATACGGTATATGTTGAATATGATGATAAAAGATTAAGTTTAGGTGAAATACAGATTCATAATAACAGAGATTGTATTAAATTTCGTTTTAATGTAGATTCTTTGGTGGATATGATACGTAACAATTACATAAAAAATGTGAATGTTGATGTTTATAGTTTAAAAACTAAATATTATTTTAATGTAGATAATAAAAGAGATCTTATGCCTAGAAATAAGTTATGTTTTCCAAGTTTTAATTATATTGGTAGTAAAATGAAGTTATTGGATTATATAAGTGAAACTGTAAAAAATTATACGGGCAAAGAGTATGGTGAGATTAGTGGATTTGCAGACATATGTAGTGGTACTGGTGTTGTTGCATTTGACGTCTTAAAGGGAAACTGTAAAAAAATTTTAACAAATGATATTCAACATTATGCTTATACTGTATCTTCTGTGTGGACGACAAAAAATATAGATATAGTAAAAATTGAGAATATAATTTTGGAAATCAACGATATGATAAAAGATGTAGATATCCCAAAATATGATAAAACGAGTCCGTATTTTATCTATAATAATTATACAGAGGCAGGTCCGGATGGTAGAATGTATTTGTCTATGAAAAATGGTTATAGAATAGATAAGGTTCGTCATGAAATAACGCGTTTACAAAGTGAATCATTGGTAAATTCTGTCGAGTATAATTTATTATTAAAAATATTATTGTATGCAGTTGCTGGTGTTAGTAATATAGCGAGTGTGTATGGTGCGTATTTAAAAAATTACAAAGCATGTGCGTTAAAGGATTTAGTTTTAGATGCAGGATTGATTAGTAGTTTAGTAAAGACTGACGATATAGATCACGTGGCTAAAAATATGAATATAGTAGATTTGTTAGAATGTGATGATTTGTCTAGATATGAAGTGGTTTATATAGATCCTCCTTATGTAGCAAATCGTGGTTATCATGATAATTACCATTTGTTGGAGACGATTAGTAGATATGATTATCCAAGTATTAAGGGTAAGACAGGTTTACGAGAAAGTGGTATAAAATCTAAATTTTGTTCAAAACGTGAGGCTGCATCGGAATTTAAAAATGTGTTGGAAAAGATTAAATCAAATTATATATTTATAAGTTATTCATCGGAAAGTGTGGTATCAAAAGACAATATGATATCAATGATGACAGATGCTGGTTGGAAGGATATAATGTGTTGTGAGAAAGAGTATCAGAGATTTAAGTCTAATAGAAATAGTGAAGATTTACAACAGAAAAAGATTATAGAGTACATTTTTTGCGGAAAAAGATTATTATAAAAAACTAAAATAGTAGTAATTATATATAATGTTTGATTTCTTATATAATATAGATAAGTATTTTACAGAAATGCAAAAGTGGGTGATTGATATGTTTACATTTACGAATAGGGGAAAAGATGATAATTATATAATAATTAGTGAATATAGTGGAAATGATATTTGGTTATTGGACGAATTCTCTCCGAACACGGCAATAAATAATTGAAAAAAAATGATATATAGCTTATATTATGATTGATTGGTTATTATTTTTAAAAATAGATAATGATTTTTCACGTCTAGATATTACATTCAAATGTGGGAATTCTAATAAAATGTATATGAGTGAAAAAATTGATGGTGGTAATTTGGTTGAAATAGAAAAGTCTATTATAAATTTGATTAATTCATATGTTCCTATGAGAGAAAAAGTTTATGTTGTATTAGATCAAGAAAATATTACACAATATAAATTAGAAAAGATGATGCCAAAATTATCATCTAGAATACATCAAGTGATTTATACAAATGTATAACAAGCCACCACACAGCCACCGTAGGTTACCTTTAAAAATTGAAAAAAAGTAAATATTATAAAAATTGTATAATATGTCTACTCAAATTACTTTTAAAAAATTTACAACTTGGCTTTTTATAAATTACAAAGTTATAAATGTTATTACAGGAAAAAGTGCCTCGCCTAAAGATTTTGATATTTTAGACTTTGTCGAACCAAGACGTAGACGTTACCAATCACTTTTAGAATATATTCATATGAAAATAGAATTTTATTTTCAATTCATTCACGATTATGATTTTACAGTTTGGAAAGATGTTAAACTGATGGATGAAAATGAAGTAGTTTCTCATTTTCAATATGTAATGTATAAATATATAAAAGAAGAAACAGAACAAGCAAAAATTGAAACTGGGTTTTTACATACTATTGAAGAGGTTGAGTTGTGCACAGGCACAGGCACAGGCACAGCCACAGGCACAGGCACAGGCACAGCCACAGGCACAGCCACAGGCACAGCCACAGGCACAGCCACAGGCACAGCCACAGGCACAGGCATAGCCACAGGCACAGCCACAGGCATAGCCACAGCTATCTAAAAAAAAATTGAAAAAAAATCGTAAATGTAATAAAAATTGTATAAGACGACTATTAAAATGAATATGAATATGTTTGAAGATTTTGCTAAAATTAATATTTCTGGTAAGAATAATGGAAATATTGATAAAACTGTTGAAAAAAAGGATGATGTTAAAGATGAAAAAAATATTAAAAAAGTTAAAAAAATTGTTCATGGGAAAAATGTAATGTTAAAACGTGGTAATTACAAAGGTTATAATGGGTTTGTACGCGAACATAATATGGAAACTTGTGACGTTGAAGTAGAAGACTATGTGTATGTTATTACTAGTATGTATGAAAATTGTGTATTTGGTGATATAGTGAATAAGATTGACAAGATGTATTGTTTAAAGTTAAAGATGAAGGATAATGATGTAGAAGTTAGATTATTTAATAATCAGGTTAGTAAGTTTGTATGTGTTTATGATGATAATATGAAGCGTATTGTATGTGTTACAAATGAATATAAAAAAGGTGATGATATGTTTTACGATATTGTGAAGTTAAATATGGAGTATAAAAAATATTATACAAATGAAGAATTAATGTTAATGTTGTCTACATTAATTTGTAATAATATGTATAAATCTATTATGGGAGAACAGTTAAATGGTGTTAAATTAACAGGTGAAGAATTTTGGATGGTTATGAAAAGTCCTGAAAACAAATCTGATGTCAATTACATTGGTAAGTTTGGGAAATTAGTAAAGATAATTCCGGAGCAATATTTGATAAAATATACAAAAAATATAATTGTATCATTGACTAGTTTAATTATAAATGGTGATAAGGTAAGGTTTATACGTGGACCTTATAAGAATAAGGTAGGTACATTAAAAAATGTAAATGGTAGTAATTTGGTTATAGATATTGATGCTATTGGTAAAAAAGTGTCATCGCATTTTGTTCAAAGTAAAAATGGTTACAAGATTTCTACAATTAACCCATGTGATTTATTTTTTAAAGACATTGAATTGACGAATGGAAATTATTTTCAAGTAGTACATTGTACAAATACTGGGTTTTTTGGTATAGAAAAAATTAAAAATACGTTTATTGAAAAAGAAATAACAAATTTAGAAATTAAAAATACAATGCCTGGATTTGATATTGTTAGTGAGACAAAAATAATGTCATATAAAAGTGATGATCGTGAATTGGAAATGGATGTAATAAAAGAAGGTGGGGGAGAAGAAGAAGATGAAGAAGATATACAAGAAGGAACATATAACGACGAAGGTGACAGAGATATAGTTTATGAATCAGAAGTAGAAATGAAACAGACATTTAAAGATTCTGAAAGATTAGAATTTGTTCATCGTATCTTAACAAAAGAAGATAAAAGTATTATGAAATTAATAGAAAAGTGTTTGTTAGCGTTATCAGTTTCTACAGACTCTATAAAGATATACGAAGTATTAGACAAGACTAATAATAGTATAGAAATGATGAAAGTAGAATTATTGAAATTATCAGTAAATAATTGGAAAACAACAGATGCAAAGTATATGATTGCGTGTTTAGTAATTTACGAGATTATAAGAAGTGGTTATAATTTTTCAAAGGGGAATTTTGAGAATTTTATTACTAGATTGTATGATAAGTCATTTTTTAAGAAGGGTGATATTAACGAATCAATTTTTATAAATGTGGACAGAGGTGAATATAAGGGTGAGTGTTGTTTTGATTTAATTAAAATGGATGATATTAAAATAGGACAGATGAAGGTTTGTTATAAAGCTGGTAAGATTATTGAAATAGTAAAGATGATGATGGAAAATTGTAATATTATTTTACAAAAGTGGTTTGGTCCTGTTATTTTATTACGTGTAGATGATAAAGATGAATTATTTCCAGTATCTAGAAAGATAAAAGAAATATCAAAGAAATTTTTAACAACAAGTGATATATTAAATAATAATATGATAGAAAGTGCTAGGCGTATTATTTGGAGTCCATTATCATTAAAGATGATAAAAATATGGAAAACTAATTTGATAAAAAAATACGAATGTGAATCTGATGAAAAGTTAAAATTGGTGTATAAATTCGTAATTGAAAATTTTGAAAGAGCTCCTTTTGTATTGCGTGAAATGGAAGGAAATACAAAGACAAATTTAGAGGTATTACAACATCGTGAATTGAACAGGGCTTTTAAAATATTTATTACGAAATTGAAAAACTTTAATGATAGAATGGAATTGGAGAAAGAAGAACAATTAAAGAGTAAATCTGAAGAGAAACAAAGGTTATCGAAAAGACGTAATGAAATCGAGTTAGAACATTTGAACGGAATGTTTGAGAAAAAAGTTAAAGTTTGTTAAAATATTTATATTATAATTTAATTTATTTTATTGTTAATACTTAAAAGATGTCATTTGATTTTGTATCTACATTTGCAAAAGATTTTGGTGACAAATTAAAAATTGATAAAGAAAAAGAAAAGCAAAATGATTTAATGGACATAGATGAAGTAGATTCTAGACTAGAATTGACTGCACAATCAGTGGAAAGTAAGAAAACTATAAAGCCAATGGAAAAAAAGAAAACTATAAAGTCAGTAGAAAAAAAGAAAACTATAAAGTCAGTAAAAAAGGGTGTGGAAGTACCATTATCACGTGATATAAATTATGAGCATTCTATAGATGGAATGATAGTATCGGGTGTAAATAAAGGTAGACGAGTAGAAGTGAGATATGTTTTACCTTCAAATTATGAAGTAGAGATAGGAGTAAATTATGATGTAACTTCGTCTAATAGATTAGAGAAAGGTCAAATTGTAAATCATTGTGTTGTGTTGGCAGAGATAGGTGTAAATAAGTATTTGACGCATTGTAAGAAAATTTTATTTTTAGATGATACAGGTATAAAACATGTAAAAGACGGCATAGTTATGATTACGAGTGGTACTTATAAAGGTGTGATGGGTAGAATTATTAAGTATAATGAATCAAAAATTGGTGCGTTATTAAATTTTGCTCCTATTATTGTAAATAGAAGTAGTATATTTTATAATGATATATTATTACAAAATGGTAAATATTTTCAGGTAAATAGGATAGAATTAGATAATAACGGATTGTATAAAATGTATGGTTTTGAATTTGGAATTCCAACTGAAATAGTGATATCATCTAATGATATATTGGAAATGTCACGAGGGTTCAAAATTTATGATAAATCACGTGATCAAGTAACAGTAAGAGATAGAAAAGAAGAAAAGACGTTTGATTTTGGTGATGTATTTTCAGAAGACGAAGATGAAGATGAAGATGAAGATGAAGATGAAGATGAAGATGAAGACACCGATTTAAAAGACACGGATTTAGAAGACTTTGGAATGGAAGAACTTCCAATGCGTAGTGCATTTACAGATAAGATGAGAGTATATGAAGAAATATCGTTAACAAAAAAGAAAGCTATATATTATGATATTGTTAAAAAGATTTTAGAAATAAAAAATATTGGAATAGATGACATTGGTAATATTTACAATTTAGTGGACGAAATAGAAAATGTATTGGAAAAGATAACTAATCAATTAAACATATATAATGTAAATTTTGATATGAATACATCATTGATAGATTTACGTATGATAATTGCATGTATGGTTGCTTATAGAATAGTGGGTAAGGGGTTAGATTTGGGTGGTTTTAAGGGTTATATATCAGAGTTGTATGAAAATAAATTTTTTGTTGGAAATGTTATGAATTCAGTATTATTGAATGCTCCTGAGGTATTTAATTGTTCAAATTTAAAAAAGACAAGGATTGAATTACAAAGGATTGAAATGTTAATGATTTGTTTTGATAAAGAACTTCAGGCTTTATTAAATTATCAAATAAGATTTGATGAAATTAAACCTATAGATTTGGGTGAATTGATTGCTATTAAAAGAAAGCCAGGATTATTTTCGAAAAGAAAATTTTCTACAATGGAAGATGTTAGGAAGGGTGAGATTCCTATTGGTGCAAAGAAGATGGTGTGGAGTGGTAAACAAATGATGAAAATAAAACGTATTAAAGAAAAATTAAATACCAAGAGTGATGTTGATAAATATATTTACGAAAATATTGAGAATTCACCACTTGTATTAAAAACTGCTAGGGATGATGTTGTTCAATACTTGTTTAATAAATACAAGGAAGATTTTATTACTACTTACAATAAGTGTAGTGAAGAAAAGTGTCAAGATAGAGTAATTAAGGAATATTTAAAAGAAATCAAAAGAAAAAATGAAGTAATAACTAAATATATAAAATTATTAGATGTAGTTTTTGAAATTATGAATGATACATCAGAGACAGATATATCAGCTACAGAGGAAAATATAAGAAAACGTTTAAAAACATTAGGTATAGATAATAGTAATTTGATTAAGAAAAAATAAATGTATATATTATATTATAAAACAATAATATAATGTTTAGAACATTAGTGATATTTATAATGGGTGTATATGTTGGTCAGGAGTATAATGATGTCATTCCAAATGTAAAGTTAAAAAGTGAAGAATTTTATAATAAATTTACAGAAACTGAGTTTTATAAAAAATTAAAATGAATGCAATGAATGGAATGTACCTAACAAAAAAACGTTGATGTAAAAAATGAAAATAATTTAATAATTGTTGTAAACAATATGTTTGGTCAAAGTTCTATAAACTGGTGTGAAGAAGATTATGTAGTATATAGTTTTATAGCTGAATTTTGGAATTCAATTACAGGTGTATTTTTATGTTTAAGTAGTATTTATTGTTTTTATAAAAATAAACAAGACAATATTCACTATTTAACGTACTCTAATATTCTTTTGTTTTTAGTTGGTATTGGAACAGTATTATTTCATAGTACGTTAATTTATATATGGCAATTATTAGATGAAATACCAATGCTGTTAATTGTAATTGAATATACTCATATTTTATCTAGATTAACTATTGCTTTCAAAATAAATTTAGTTAGAATCAATTATAGATTTATGTATAAATTAATACCGGTTGTGATATTGAGTTATTACATTCATCCACAACTTCAAGTAATAACATTTCAAGGTTGTTTAGCTATATTTATTGGATTATTATTATATTCATTTAACAAAATTAACTACAGTTTAAACAAAATTAGATTTAATTCAAATGTTATATGTCATTCAGAATTTGAAAAATATGATAAACTTATAAAGTTAATGAAAAATTATAATACAAAAGGATTATTTTTAATGTTTTTTAGTTTATTAATTTGGAATATAGATAATTATTATTGTCAACATTTCATTCATTTACATGCTATATGGCATTTTACTACAAGTTTAGGTATGTTTTATTGTAATGAAATAATGAAAACATATTTAAAATTAGAAAGATCTTACTTCAACGAGTCCGAGTCCGTTTCGAATCCTACAGAATCCGATTAATACGATAAGTATATTTTCGCAGGTCACAAATAGAAAAAGATACATCAAACTAGTGTAATTATGGTTTAAAATGCATATTTGTACAAAAATCCTACAAGAATCTTTCCAAAGCCTGTAGTATGGTCTCGTTAAAAGTATAAAAAACTACAAGATTTACTATATT